CAGGAAGATCAATCGAAATCGCATTTAATGCATTTGCAATTCCATGCTGCATGCGTTCCACTGCATAGAGTAACTGGTTGATGAATCCAATGATTGCATTAATCGGAGATTTCACAATACCAGCAAAAGCTCCCCATACTCCACTGAAGATTTCTTTCACTCCGTTCCATGCTTGACTCCAATTCGAGCTGAAGACGCCAGTAACGAAATCAATAATTCCCTGGAATACTTGTTTCACGGAATTAACAATATCTTTCAGTGTTTTTCCCCAAGATTCCATGTACATTCCGACCAATCCGAATGTCTTTTCGAAATTCACGCGGAATACTTTTTCAAGGAAGTCGCTGAATGGCGTCAGGATATTATCCTTGATAAATGTGAATACTGCAACAATTGCTTCTTTCAATCCTTCTGCGATAGCTTTTAATCCCTCGGTTACAAGTGTGGTATCGTCAGTAAATACTCCTTTGAAGAAATCTAAGAAGCCATTCAGTACTTCAAGGATTCCAGCTGTAATCTGCGCTACTGTTCCGAACAAATTGATAAATGTCGTAGCAAGCCACTCAAATATAGGAGCTAAAACAGGTATGATTGTTTCTATCAGCCAGCTTATGAATGGCGCAAGAATGCTTTCCCATAAAATGCCAAGAATATCTATCACTTTTCCGATTAATGTGAGTGCCTGCCCTATGGCATCACTGACCGGACCATTCAAAACTTCTGATACTAGTGTTGCAATATTCGAAAGCACTGGCGCAATGTAATTATTGAATACATTAAGCAAAGCTCCAACGATCATGCTGAATCCATTCGTCAGTTTTTGGAAGTATGGGGCAATGTGGTTGTCGTATAAATCCGTCACACCATCTGCGACATTATGAAGAAAAGTTTCTATTCCTTGTGTTATCGTTTCAATCGGAGCAAGCAGTTCATTGATTGCAGTAATGATTTTTTGCTTATTATCAACAATCGGCTGTACGATAGAATTAATCAAATCTCTTGCGAAAGATGCTACTAATTCAGAAACTAATCCAAACGCTGTGGCGAATATTCCTATAATATTTCCAGTGATATTCTGCGCTGTCTGTGAACCGAATGTCTGAGCAAAAATTTCTGCGATTGTAGCTGCAAGAGTGCCAATCAAATCCATGATTTCAGCACCTATATCAAACATTCTGGTAAGATAACGTTTTATCCTGTCTGCATTCTCGGCAAGATAGCTTTCGATTCCACCTACTATATTCACTGCTATGGTCAGCCCTATGCTCACAAATGCTCCGGCAATCTTCCCTAGATTGTAAATGAATTTTCTAGCAAAATTCTTCGCTGCTGCTTGAACATCTTTATCAGTAAATATGTCTCTGATGTATCCGCTGATAGAATTTAAGTCCTTCTTGAGTTCTTCAATCAGTGGCTTGTAATCTCCGAGTCCATCCCAGAATCCACTCATGAAGATATCTCTGATCTGCTTCAACTTGTCCAGTACGGATTCAAGCAAGGATGCAAACTTATTGTCAATCGGTACTTCTTCGAACAATGGTCCGGAACCACTACCGCCACCGGCACCACCTCCACCACCACCGGATCCACCAGAACCGTTTCCTGAGTCTTGCTTATCCATTTTATTGATATCATCAAGTGGCGATAAGTACTCTTCCGCAGCTTCCGTAGCTTCTTTTGTTCCGTCCGCTGCATCTTTCGCACCGCTTGCCGTATCCTTAAGGCTTCCGGCATAATCTTTCTGTACTGCGATTGCCTTCGTGTACGTACTCTTTCCAGACAAGAATGAGAAGAACATACTTACATAGCTTGCAGCTGTTGAAAGCATATCAATGAATTTGCTAAGAATCGGTGCTACTATATTTAAAATTGGTGCAAACGCTGTCGCAAGGCTGTTCTTAAGCGTCTCAAGACTTCCCCACAACATTGATATACTGTTGTTTGTGCTACTTGAGTACTGTGCAAGGTTTGTGAACCCGTCCTTGATAGCACTAATTGCAGCCGAAAACGCTCTGAATGCTATGCTCATTAATAAGGACATCTTAAGCATTCTTCCAATGCTGAACCTCGCACTGTTCGCAGCTTTTCCAGTTTTCGCAATAGACTTTGATGCCTTCTCACTTGCGCTTGCTAACTTCTGCTGTGCCGGTGCTGCACTCATCAACTTCTGCTTGTATTCGTCCACACTTCCTTTTACAGAATTGTACGATGTGTGAAGTCTGTTATTCATGTCCGCAAGCTTTCTCTCTTCTGCTTGCAATGTACGCATGCTGGCTGCTGCTTCCTGTGTCTTTGATCCAAGCGTAAATGCCCCACCTGACGCTTCTAAGTCAGCTAATTCTGCTTTTGCATATTTGATTTCATTCTCAAGCTCTTCTATGTCATACTGCATCTTCTTGAAAGATGAACTACTCTGCTTTCCTCCAGTAGAAAGAAATTTATCCTGTGCAGCTTTCAGCGAATTCAGTTTCTGAGTAGCCTGTGAAATCTGTGTTTGTATCTCTCTGTATTCATCTGTTGGTACTTTCTGCTCACCGTACTCAGCAATCTTTTTCTTCAGTTCAGATACTTTCTGCTCCTGTGCAGCATATTCATTGTTTAACTTGGCGAATGCATCCGCTTGTTTGTTGAGAGCTGTCTTAGCTTTGTTCCCCATATCATTAACGGAATTTGCCATTCTTCTGACAGCTGCTTCAACTTCTTTGCTTCCGGCTTTCATGCCGTCAGCGTTAATCTCTGTGTCAATTATGATATAGCCGTCGGCTTGTGCCATTTCTAATCCTTTCCACCGCTAATTGTCTGCGGTCAGCGAATATCTCTATTGATATCCAGTTATTTATTCAATCCGAAGAGTTCACGAAGTTCAGCTTTCTCAGCATCACTTCTCTGCGTGCTCTTCAGATGCAAGTCCACAATAGACTTATTATTTTTGTAGTATTCCTGTTCCCACTTCTCTAACTTCTTACCTTTCCTTTTCTTGTCTCGGATGCTGACTACTGTTGAAAATGTGCTTTCTCCGATTTCCATATAGAGTCCGAAGAATGTCCACCAGTGCATATACTCTGTGGCACGCACATCAGCGTTATTTACCTTATTCACAGCCGGTATAATGATTGGTGCATCCTGTTCCCAGTCCATTGTCCTAGGTCTAGGTTTGCCATCATTCTTGATACCGCAGTCGATGAATTCACACGCTTTTCTTGATGCTTCTTGCCAGTCCTTAGGTGACATAGAGTCAAAGTCAATATAGAGGATTCTAAGCATTGTGAATACTTTCTCCTGGTCCTTCTCTTCCTCTGTCATTCCGAACTCAAAGATTTCAGGATCATTCATAGCAGAAAGAATATCCAATATTACTCTAAAATCAGAGCGTATCGAATATTCTTTTCCATTGACTTCTAAAGATGTGGGAAGTTTCCACGGATCCATATTAGTTGTGGTACTTGGCCACATACTTATTCATGCGACTCTGTACCTTTTTTGTACGTGTGTTCATTTCACGTTCGATTACTTTTGCAATGGATGAAAGCACGTTCTCAATGAACAGCTCTCCGTTCGCAAGAGGGGAAAATGCTCCGAGAATGGAAAAGAAAGCTTCTTTTGCATCCGCTCCAACGAGATAGGAGATTCTGTTCATGATTTCTTCTTCTGCTGTTCTCATATCCGTTTCAGTAGGATTCTCCGGCAGCTGATAAGAGTTGTAGAAGTCAACTACTTCTTCATATCTCTTCACGATATTTGTATCTGTAGGTCTAAACTCGAACTTGCCGAGTACCTTTCCTCTTTTGTTCTCAATCGTGTAGACTTTGCTACCATCATCAACTACGATCTTGTTTCCAATTGGTTTAACTAATTTGTTTGCCATCGTATTGTCCTTTCTGCTCTAAGCCTAATACTTCTTTATGCTCTTCATCGTATACTGAAAGTTCTTCAGTTCAAGCTGCTACGATTTCTCCCTCTGTGAACTCTGGTTTACCTGTCTTAAGAGAAGCAGCCGTAACATAGCCTTTTGTTCTCTTTCCATCATCAGATACATCGAATGGAATGTTGATTCCTGCTGTGTCTCCACCGTAGGACTGTGGTTTAACCATTACTTCCTGTACATAAGCAAGGTGCTTCTCTGCCACTGTATCCTCTACAATAACCTCAAGCATAAGTGTTCTACACTCATCTCCCTTCTGTCTGTTCAATGCGATATCTCTAAGCTTTGTGTACAGTTTAGAAGACGGATCCGCATAGAATGGATCAGCTGACATGGAAGGTGTGTATCCATTGTCAGTCGTCTTTGTGTTACCGAGAATGTTTTTCTTCTGTTCTGTATCAGGATTCAGTTCTACAGACATTTCCTCGATATCATCACCGAGAATCACCCAGTCTGCTGTATCTGCTGCCTTCTTGAATGTTGAATCAAGATAGTGCATTAATGCTTCACGCTCTAATTTAGCCATGATTGTTATCCTCCGTTATTTCTTGTAGAATATGTTTCTGTATTTCAAGGAGATACTGATTGCCCAGTCTTGGACATTACCATCACTCACATTATCTAAGTGAGCCGGTGTAAGCCTTATGATCTCCTCTATTTTTCTCTCTTCTGTAAGCACTGGATATTCTTCCAGTTTTACTTGTTCTCCATTTATTACAACCGTCTGCTGTTCAAGCCACTTTCCAAGAGTGTCAAGGAATTCTTTGATACTGGCCTTAATCTTTGGAGAGTCGATTGAAGACCGGTAAATCACATAAAAAGGATAGTTGCACAACTGGTCTACTTTTCCAGTTACGCTCTTCTTTTCCAGTACAATCACCGCTCCTGTCACTGGATAGAAGGCAATACCGCCATCTTCATCTAGTGTGGAGAATCTTATCTTTTCGTCTTCCTCTAATCCTGGAAAACTATCGAGAAGAGAAACGAGTGCATCAGTTACAGCTTCGTAACCGTCTACATCGTACATGACCGGTTTCTTACTTTCCTCCGGCAATTCGTTTCACTCCTTTCACCCAAGGCTTCACATTCTCTGGCTTTGCAACATCAAACCAATGGTCTGTTGCTCTAGGATGTGCTGTCTTATCAAATACAAGGTCTCTGTCTGTTACTACTTTCTTCGCTCCAGCTCTTGCCCACGGTGAACCTGTGACAGGATCCACCATGACTTTTCCTTCATAGAGGAATCGTCCGTAGGGTGGAGCACCGGCAATAACCCGTCCACTGCCTTGCATGGATCTGCTCATAATTGCAGACACGTTTCTCATGTTGCCATCACGAAAAGGCATATACTTTTCCATATCAGTGAACACTTGACCGTCTAACCAGTTCTGTGCTTCCTGGAACTGCTTTTCAAATCTGTTCAAGCTAATGTTCACTGTGATGTCACCGGCTACCATCGAAAAGCTTGGAAAATGAAATGTCTTACTCATATTACTTACCACCAATCTCGAAATGAGGAATCAGCGTGTAAGAGCCTACACTTGTGATTAGGAAGACGTTATCCATCTTCTTGTTCAGATAATCGTAAAATCCTTTGTTGGTACGTGACGTATAGTCTTCATCGGCAATTACCGTTTCCGGATATTTGCCTTCCATGAAGATGTCACCTGTCGAAAATGTGATTGAACCCTCTTTGTTTTCCGAAGTTTTCCACACTTTCGGAGTGAGATAGGAAAGATTGCACACTGTCCTTTCTCCCTCACATACCTTGAAAGGTACATGAAGATTAGCTGTATCAGCCGTATCCAAGCCAGTTTTGGCAATGTTGGCTGCCTTGTCCGTTATAAGTGTGACTCCGGATATAACATGAGGATACCAATATATGGCATCATTCTTGTCAGTGTATTTGTTGAATACAGTCACAGTCTTGTCATACATCAGTATCCCCTCCTTAATAAAATTCTTTTCCACATTCCTTACACTTCCACACATGATGAGTCTTGTACTCATTAGGAGCAATCTCATCAAGGAAAGTTGAAGAATATGTTAATTTTTCGTGTCGGCATGTCAACCGCTTGAGCCATCTAAATACCAGCATAGAGAAGGCACACTCCTTTCTTATCCACAACACCTTGCAGATATTCAGAAGCTACCTGTCTGATCAGAAGAGCTTCCACTTTCTTATCCATCGACGCTCGTGCATAGATGCTATCTGCTGTTCCGTTAGTCCCAGTGACGAAACTAATGCTTTCAGCACCTGACGTAATGGATGCTACTTGCTTCTTACTCACAGAACCGTCTTCGTGTTTTACCACTCCGACCGTATCCATTGATGCTTTTCTGATCGAGTCAATCTGATGCAGTGCTTCAGCAACCGCACAGACAGCTTTCTGGACCTTTGTATTAGCTTTCTCATCTTCCGGAAGACCATCGGCTAATCGGTCAAAGGTGATGCTGTCTACACGTTCGCTTGCTCGTTCTGCATACTTAGGAAACTCTTCCTCTGTCACGGCATCTCCAAAATATTTAGTTGTATAGAACTGATAGTCTGTGTATGCCATGTGAATCTCCTTACTCAGCTTTTTTTCTTGTCTGCTGTTTCTTCTGTGACTTTTCTGCTACTTCTTCGTATTTGTTAGGGTTGCTCTTCATACTGGCAATACTATCGGCATTGTCAGTAGAAAGATACAATCCTGTCTCTTTGTCCAAGAACTTCATCTTAATCAACCACCAATTTTCTTATTTTTGAAGATAAGGTCCGGTGTAACAGATTTTGTTCCGAAGTGATAGAACAGTTCGATTCCGTAAGCGTTTGACAGTGGAATCTTCTCTGCATTGTAAGGATCTGACATTACTGGCTGCGCGATTGCACCGTCAACCATTACGAGAGCCTTAACATCTGTTGGAAGATGCACGCAAGAGTATGTCTTAACACCGTGGAAAGCGTAGAACTCTTCGTCAGCTGCTCCAACACCAGGAACTGTTACCTTGTCAAGGTATGTTCTGATTTTTCCGTAGTAGTCCGGATCCAGTACCATGTGCATCATTGATCTTGGAACTCCGTCCACGTACTCATTCTTTGTTGTCTCGCACTGCTGAATCATTTTCTCTGCAATCTCTTCAATTGCTGTGATTCCTGTCAGATCTACTTCTGTAGCATCTGTACCAGCTACTTCGAAGAACTTTGTATCAAGCTCTGCTGCCATTCTAAGCGCATGGTTTGCTGTTCTCTTAGCAATAAGTCCTTCAACCCCAAGCAGAGAAACATCTTTCTGCTCTACTTCTTCTACGATCTCTCTGTCCTGATCGATTGGAATTGTTACCGGTTTACCTTTAACACCGTCACCCTTTGCAGCTGTTCTAGCTGTTCCGTAGTTCTTCGGTGTTGCGTTTGCAAATCTCTTTGCTTCTACTGTTCCGGCGTGAGGATCACCAGAAAGCTCTGTGTTCTTCATTGCTCCGGAAATTGTAAGTTTCTGTACGTTCTCGATTACCTTTCCGTATTCCTCTGCAAGGAACATCTTTCCAGATGGATCGAGAAGCATGTTTAATGACTGAATTCTTGTATCTGCCATGTTTGTATTCTCCTTTAACTTTTTAAGGTCAACGATTATCTCTGATTGATAACCGTTCTATCGCATGACTACCATACTGCCGGTGGTGTGTACACTGGATCCTTGCCGTCTCCTCCACCTTTGTTTGTAGGTGCTGTGAAAGTTGGCACATTCGGAGCATCTGTTGGAGCAAATGCATCTTTCTGTGACTCTCTCAGCTCGTTCATGTAATCATCGAGTCCGAGGATTTTTTCACCTTCACGTTTCAGCCCTTTCTCTTTGATCATGCTGATAATTCCTGTCTTAGCAAACTCAGATGTGAATTTCTCACCTGACAGTGCCTTAATCAGTGCATCATTGAAGTCTCTCTCTTCAATCTTTGCTGCATAATCTTTCTCGCTGTCCGCAAGTTTTGTCTGCCACTCTTTCTCTGCGGTCTCTGCTTTGGTTTTCCACTCATCACGTTCTTTTGTGATAGCATCAAAGTCTTTGCCCTCAAATCCTTCAAGTGTAGACTTGGCTGTGTCATACTGTGTTTGAATGTTGTCTCTTTCCTGTGTGACTGTATCAAGCTTTCTTCCCTGTTTCTCAAACTCGGCAAGAGTCTTGTAATTCTCATTCACACCGGTTTCGATTGTTTTCTTCTGCTCATCTGTAATCTCAAGACCAGCATCGGAAAGAATCTGAATAATGTTTTTCATGTTTCATATCCTCCTCAACGTATTTTATTAACCGTTTCGTCCACGGTAGGGATTCAGACAGATAAACCTCTGTCAGGGTAATCGTGGTTGAGGGAGTCGAACCCTCATAGCCATTACCACGCAAGAACAGATGCTATAGAAAGGCAGATTCACATCTGTCCCCAGCTCCATTAGGAGCAAAGCCTACCGAGATGTGCGATACCTCTTAACAGGATTCCCCTAGTAGGCTATTTTTTAAAAAGGAGGTGCAAAAATATGATATAATCTTCACCCAATATCCATTATGGATGTTTTTGATTACTTCGTTGTACCCATCTTTAACTCTTTTTCGCACTTTCGTATCTTCTGGCAGCAGCTGCACTCTTCATAGCTTGCTTTCTGTCCCACTGTGCGACTTTCAATCGTTCTGCATACTCTCTCAAGTCATTCTCTTCACAAAATGCACTGTACCGCTTGTTCTGAAGCTTCAGTGTGTGAGCCTTTCGGTCTAGCATGTTCTGCAATTCAAACCTTGCCTTATCATCCTTACAGTTATCAACAGCTGTCTGCAAGTTCTGTATCTTCCTCTTGGTGTCACGGATCCTACGCTCCTGTACTCTCTGTTTCTTCTGCAATTCCTCAACCTTATGGTTGTCAGCAAAGTTAATCTTCTTGTCATCATAAGGATTATTTACTCCGTCACCACTTCCGAAAGAATGCCGGCAGTTCCATCCGCAGAGTCCTTCACCAGTTCCGAATCCTGTGGTCTTAACGAAGTCCGGGAATCTCTTATCCTTTCCACTTCGTGAGTAGAATCGTCCTTGCCACCACAAGTGATTGCCAGGATTCATTCCACCGTTGCCGGTACGTGCTCCTAAGTGAGCAGACACAAGAACGGTATCCCAGTTCATTTCTTCCATTCTCTTCATAGAGATGTCGGCAGCTGCTTGTCCCACTCCTGTCCTCACGATCATCATCGTTGCTGACTCAATGCTCATTCTGTACCCAGTAGGATAGTTCACTTTGAGTCCTACTTCTGTGATATTGTTAATTACATCTCTGACCGCTTGTGTGTACGATACAGCACCGGTAGACACAAGATGGTAGGCATTGTCCATCTGATTGATGAAAGTCCTCTGTGCATCCAGTGCTGTGGTTCGTGTGAAGTTGTTCCATTCTCCGGCAGTAGCAAGGTAATCTCTCTCAAGGATCCTGAGCATGGTTGGAGATTGCATCAGTGCTGTTGGAGTGAGTCCGGCTGCAATATACACAGCATCATCCCATTTCAACGAAGTGATACCAGCATCAATGAAAGCATCTTTGATTTCTTTCTGCTGTAACTTTGTCTTGTCCGCTATTTCCTTCTGGATATCCTCTAGCAGTTCACCAGACTCTTGAAGCACTTGTATCTGCCATCGGTCTGTCTGTGTCAGCAGATAGTCCTCACCTCTGCCGAGTCTCTTCATGATTCTCTCAATGATCATGTCCATAATAGTGCGATGAAGGGACGAAGATATCTCCTCCGTCCCTTCTGTTATTCTTTGTAAGTATTCAGGTGTTAGCATTATTCCTCACCGTCTTTGTCATTTTTATCATCCTTTGTAATGATTGCAAAAAGCAAAATTGTTACGCAAATGATAAAAATATTCATAGTTGATACCGCCATATTGTCACCGCCTTGTTTATTCCTCTGTATGACAGGTGTTTGTCAGTTTCTTGTACACATCTTCATACAACTCCTGTTTGTCACCATTGTATGTGTACTCTGCATAGATACCATCACCATTGACATTAGTTGATGCAAGGCACTTGTAATTCTGCAAAGTCTTACATGACCAAACGATAAATACATTACTTAAATCAATCGGTGCTCTCAGTGAATACACCATTTCTCCATTATTGTTATACCATTCAACAAGTTTCTTTTTGCATACACTCTGAAAGTGATCCATTCCTGTGATAATCATGATTAAGTCTCCTCATAAATAATATCCAAACCATACGCAAGCGCAGCATCATGTTCAATCTTGCATCCTCTTGCATTCTCCCAGCCTTTGCAGAAGTATACTGCATGGCACAGAGACATATTCTCTAACGACTTAGCAAGGAAACATAATGGAATCTGAACTACTCCACGTTCTTTCATGGATTCATTGCTGTACCACTCATCTGTGAAAAGAGTATTCACAACCTCATATCCTTTTTCTTCAAGAACCTTAATTGTTTTCTCTCTTGTTGCTACGATTTCTTCATCAGTCTTTCCAGCCATTGGCTGACTTAACATTGCTTTCTTCATCATTAATCCTCCTGTTCGCCAGGACGTTTGCTTATTGGCTCTACTCCAATCAAGCACCCATTTCCGGCATATGCTATAAATTCAAATTTATTATTCACAACAACCTTTGATGTTTCGCTGAAAGGCTCTATCAGTTGATATGTCTCAAATATTGGCAGATACAGTACTTTTGGTGTTTGCCAGTATAGTTTCCTTTTACCATCAAGTTTCCATCCGGCATACGCAGTAATTGTCTCAAACCTTAAAATTCCAAGAACTTCCTGACCTGTTGTTTCAATATGTGCAATTGTTTTTTGTATCATTCCGCAAACGCCCAATCTTCCGCAAGCATATCCGCCTGAGAAGCAAGCCATCCCATCTGTACTCCTGATGTTCCGACAAATGCAATAGCCATGTTTCCGATAGCATCATGTTCACAGTTTACAATTTCTCCATCTGCTGTCTTATAAGAAATACCAGTGGCAAGCTGAATGTACTGCTCCTTTCCATTCCAACCTTTACGAGCTACTTTACGTCCTTTCTTTAATTGCTTAATAGCTTCACCGAAAGAAAAAGTTGCTTCACCACCAAGTGCCGGACAGTTCGTGTCATTCGCAAAAATCCATTCATCGGAGCAAATATTGGTAAATGTGTAATCCACACACTCGGTGCTACGGACATCAATGTCATTACCATCTTTTGTATGCATCAGAATTGACTGTGCCGGAATACACCAGAACCAATATCCGGCCCATGATGGAAGTTTTACCTTTGCTCCATGCTTCATTGCTTCAAATGCTTCTTTAAATGTCATCGTTCATTTCTCCTTTCTTTCTGCTTCTATAACGCACTTACACTCTTAAATGTTTCCTCTATCTTTGGATACTGGATAGCAAACCAGTCCACTATTGTTTCCTCATGCCCAAACTGTTTGTAATGTTCAAAGTTCGGTCCTAATCCGCTTTCGTAAAGAAAAGCATGTATGATTTCGTGACGTAACTGTTTCTTCATCAAACAGTCGAAATCGCCTAACTTGTTCACGTTATCAGTTCTCAATTTGATGATTTTAGATGTATAGTCGCAGTATCCGTCATATTCTGCATCTTTCATCTCTTCACGGATAATTTTATATTCAGTTCCTAATACGTTTACTTTTTCCATTGCTGCTCCTCTCTTAAAAACGAAATAGGAGGGTTCGAACCTCCATCTTCAACTCTCGCGTTGGTGCTTTACCAGTTAAGCTACATTTCATTAGCAGGTGGACAGTAATCAAACCACCTCTGCTACGGTTCTTTGACAGTACGAAGAAAATAATAAACACTGTGACTATCGTGCAAAAATGTGAATATTAAATCTTTGACGGAACTCCGCAGCTAAAATCCGTCTGTTACATTTTTTCAAACACAATTAGGTCTTCGCCTTATTCAATCATGGTAAAAGTCATATTCTGCCACTGTGATGATAGGTCTGAGCTTCCGAGAGCGACTCTTGGCTTCCTACCACTGTCTAAGCACACATAGGATTGATACCTACAAATTTCACGGTTCTTTCAGAATATCATAGTTGCATCTTACACCTATTCGCTTTATTTTCATCAACTTGCCATACCGCTACTTTAACGAACCTCTTGTGTTATACTCCGATTTCTCAGATTCAAGGCAAATCAGCTTATTTGAGAATTTCCAGTTAGTCCGTAGTCTCTCACACCACTCACATCACTGGATTATTTCTGCACCGCAGACGTCTATTAATCACTGACCACAAGGATTCTGCATTTAACTTCTCTATGATGATGCACTGCAAGGCATTGTTGATGGTTTCCATCTCCGCCACCAATGGAATCACTCCCAGTGGAAAGAATCAGCTTATCCAATATCTCGAACAAGCCTATCTCGTCACCATTGCATCTCGGCATGACTGAAAAATCACTCTTCACCGAGGTAATCATATTTGAAAATAGCCGTATAAGGATTCGAACCTCAATCTTTCACTTGGGTAGGGGTAGAATGAACGCTTTACCATTAAGCTATGCGGCTTCCAACTACACTGTAGTAAGGAAAAGTTATGAAAAAAGTTTTTTTCTCCGAAACTCGGAGAGAGCTACCGTTCGGATTCGAACCGAAAACCTGTTGATTCGTAATCAACTGCTCTATCCATTTGAGCTATGATAGCTTAAGCATCGAGCGTGAACCAAGAAAAACCGCTCGATGCATTATTTTAGGTGTTCCCGGGGAGATGACAAGAAACCGGGAATAGGCCTGTCCCGGTTATGCTCCGAGTCTGCGTCCTACTAAGGAACAAGCTTTAACCGCCATCTGACGGTTAGTAGCAATATTTATAGTGCTGTACATTGCACTGTCAAGGAATGAAAAACGAATGAACTTTTCGTCCTCAAGTACATAGTACCGTATTCGCTTACTTTCATTGTCCCCATAATTTACTCATCTTGGAATTTATCAAAGAGAGTTTCGCCTTTGTCACTGGCTTCTTCAATCATTGCTTTCGCTTCTGGCTCTGTCATCCCTTCAAACTTCACGAAGTACATCCATGCCGGTACTTTTCCCTGTACTACATAATTCCACCAACGAGCACGATCATCTTCAAGGTTGTACACAAGGTCTTCAAATTCACATGCCGTCTGATATCCGGATGCTGTGATCGTTCCATTAGCTGTTCCAGTAGCGTAGAGAATGTATAAGATTCTGTGTATAACTCCATCATGGTTCTTTCCATCAAGGATTGTTCTGAATGCTTCAATTGTATGTAGCGTTCTTCTATCATCTGATTCAACCTGTGTTGCTGTCTGAATTCCTCTGGTCTCGTCAAACGAGAAGTAACCATTTGAGAATCCACACTTGTATCCGATGATAGACAGATAGAAGTTAATGGCAGCAGTTCTTTCAGCTACCAGCATTGTCGGTACGTGTTCTTGAATCGTGCTGTCTGCATCAATTCCCATTTCAATTCCTCGGACGAATCTAGGAAGTTTGATTCCGTTCTGGCTTGCATACTGAATTGCTGACTGTGACACGAATGTGATGTGCTGACTATCTTCCTGTTCGTCACCCATCTTGTTCAGTGTGATGTCAAGCCATCTTAATTCTTCAATACATTCAGCGAACACTGGCACTGTAAGAGGAGATTCCTTATCAATCGCATTCGCATAAGGATTTCTCCAATACACAAACAGCGGATACTCCAACCCTCTTACTTCTACTTCCGGGAGAATATCTTTCCACTCATCTACTTTCTCTAGGGAAATTTCAGATCCGATACGGTTCTTATCCTCACTCTTGAATGCTTTTGATGAAATCTTATAGACTCTTTCCCCATTCACATCCTCAAATCTGTGATATTCTGCTTTTGTGTAGTACCTGTTTCTTTTTTTGATGTATGAGAAGAACACTGCTGCAAGCACATCACCGTTTGTGTTGGTATCCGTGATGATGAAATAGTCAGGATCCAGGAACTCAATTCCCTGTCCATCTGACTTAATCATAATTCCGCAAGTAGAACAGCTCTCTTCCTGTTTCTCCTGTAACGCGTTCAACACTTCATCAAATTTCTTCTTGAGCGCATCGTTACCATCAATCTCAACATTGACATTGAACAGTGTAAGGTTTGCAATCTCCCGGCAAATGACATTAGAGAACCTTGTCGGTTTGATTGTTCCGTCCATGCACCATGTCGGCAGTCCTGATCTCATGCCCTTATACAAATCTAAGGCAGTCTGCATTTCAGAAGAGCGACTAGCCTCAATTCCAAATATATCTCTTACTTCGTTTACTCCAAACATTCTGTTAAATACCGCCTTAATTTTTTGTATTAGTCCCATTAGTATTTCCACCTCAACCGCCTACGCAAGAATGTGTAGACATAATATCTTGTATCGTCCATCGCATGGTCATTCTCTTTGATCACTGTATCATTGTTCTTTTCCTCATCCCAACAATAGAGTCCAAACTCATTGATACAGCTTGTGCAATCCTTGTATATCTTCAGGAGTCCTTTATTCAGCATTGTTGTGACCACTCGGATTCCGTCCAGTACATCATTGTCAGCTTTCCTCACTGTGTACTCTCCGTACTTCTTGATAACTTCAATGAAGGATGCTGCAGATGGATCTATGATGATACATGATACTTTTCTGTCTCCGATCAGTTCCTTTAGCATCTTGTAATAGGCTTCATCGTCTACACGCTTGCCGACCTCTCTACTGTTGTAATACAGTTCTGCTTCGCGCTGCGAATATTTCCCATCGAATGCCCACAGACCAGCTGAGAAAGGATTGACCGTACCGTAGTCGATTGACACAACATATTCCAGTGCACCACTCATGTGTTCATCAGTGACATGTTTTTCTTCATCGAACATCGAATAGACAAGTCCTTCAGCCACGCACCACAATCCTAAGATATACCGCTTGAAGAACACACCTACATACATACTTCGGTATCGTTCTTTAATTTTCTCGGATAGTGATAGGTTATCGTCCATCGTGAAATGCAGATAGATGATATTCTTCTCAGCACACTTGTCTATCCAGTTGACCTTAAACCAGTGCCGAGGGTTTTCCGGGTTGCAGTTGAACCAGAACTTAGAACCGGTAACGGAGCATCGTCCTGTTGCCTGGTTGACGAATGACTCTGGCATCAGAGCAACCTCATCGAAGAACATACCGGCAAGAGTGATACCCTGAATCAAGTCCTGTGACCTTTCATCCTTACCACCGAAGATGTAGAAGAAGTTCTGTGTATCTCCCTTGCTGACCACGATTAGGTTGTCTGACCGATGATCCGTAACTTGATATCCTCGGCTTTTCAGCATCAGCTTCAGCCAGAAGAGTACATTTCTTCGGAATGATCCGATTGTCTTTCCAGCCATACCGAAGTTCTGTTGGTTGAAACTTTCCATTGCCCACAGCACGTAGGACAGTGACATGCACAGTGTCTTACCACTTCGGATTGCTCCGTCCGCTATGATTCCATCTTTATCCTTGACCGGACTGCTCGGACACCACCATGTCAGCACCTGTTTCTGCTTTCGTGAAAAAGGCTTGAACTCAAATCCTTGTTTCTTAGCTTTCTCTTTCATAGCAGCAGCACGTTTCATGATTCCTTGCCGGACGGAAGCTAATCTCTCCTCAAAGTTATTCATCATCTGTCCACACCTCACTCGCTGTGGAATTCAGCGCATCCATGAAGTTGTCTTTTGCATCTTCATCAGATCCATTGTCTTTGAACTGTGCTTCCAGTTTTGCAAGCTCAAGGTTCATCTTCCTATCGTCAACATTACGTTTCAGAAGTTCCTGTGCTGCTTTGGTTCGTTCAGACAATGATGCATCTAGGTCGAACTGATCTTTGATTTTCCCTCGCATGACATCAGTTAGATACTTCATGATTTCCTCAATATCTGCTATGTCTTTACTTGCGATTTGCTCCTGTCTAGCGTTGATATAGTCCAAAATATGAGGGACTTTGAGGTTATCCGCTCCAGTTCTATATGCTGTCTTTTCACTGTATCCGGCATTCTTTGCTGCCTGTGTTGCATTCCCCAGTTTCAGGTACTCATCACAGAACTTTTTCTGCTTAGGTGTTAGCTTATCCTTAGGCACATTTAACCACCACCCTTTTCTTTACTGTCTCTTTTCTCCCTGTGTTCCATTTGACACTTAATCATCTATAGTACATTCGTCCTCTCTGTATGTATCCCATGTCCTTGACGGAATAGTTCACACTGCAAGATGTTCCCACAGTGCGTGCATTCATCTGTTATTTCTCTGTTGGCAATCCTCATGGTTTCACCTCATCCCATATATCTTTCAGACAATTCACCATCTCAAGCTGTGATGTTGTTCTGATCAGTTCCAGATCTTTCTCTTTCCATTCTCCATGCCTGTCTCTTCCTAGTACCGGAGTAGATAGTATATAGATGTTAATGAGTCTGTTCTGTTCAGCTGAATAGAATTGTCTCTGACTGTACTTTATAATCAAGCCTGTCTGCAAGATTGCTCTCTGTAGCTTCTTGGATATTCCATTGAGATTCACCTTTCTACCTCCAAAATAAAAAAGATTCCACACATGATACAATGTCTCTTATATCATTGTACCTATGTAAAATCTTTTCGTTGTACCCATATTTATGAATTTTTGCACATGAAAAAGACAGCCCATTAGGACTGCCTTAATATTTTCTATTTAATTACGTAAAAATAATAATCTGTTTTCTAGGCAAAAAGGGAACCCTATTTCTAGGATTCCCTCAACAGGTGTCCGGATTGACCACCGGAGCCTCGTATTTCTACGTGTTCTCCTTCCTAAACTACTCCCTGTTATTATGATAGTACCACGCCTTTTTTACTCTATCAATCATTTTTCTTTCCTTTGGGCTCACATCATATGTTCCTTTTTCATCATGCATATATCCTTTGTGAGTATGTGGATCTTTCTTTTCACCATTAACTTTATGTTCATGTCCGATATCAATTTGTTTAAAATGCTTATTATGTTTATTGTAATAAGTTATGCTTTTAATTTTGTCCCGAGCATTGACAGTAACATATACACGGCCATTTGTCATTGTCTCTGCTGGTGTTGTTGCTGCTCCGTTTTTATATCTGACAAATTTAATGTTTCCTGACTGATAAAGTGTTTCATATTCTGTTCCATATGGTTTATCACTCATTCCACTGGAACTACCTCTACCGCCCATTTTTCTTCCTTTCCGTCAGTGATTCTCCAAACGATTTAATCTTTACTATGTTGCCCTGGCACTCATCCGGTATCATTCCGTAAAAGATGATTGTTTCCGGCTGAAGCCTTGACATCATTTCATTGTATCCCTCAAGAAACAGTTTCTTTCTCTCTTTGCTGTTCATTACACCAACGCTGGATACTGCAACAGCTCCGCCAACCGGTTCACCATCAAAACTCCAGGAGAATGATTCCTTATCACTCCAACTGATTGTAGGTATCACATCAATCCCGTTCATCTGCATATAAGCACCAATCCAGTGCTTTCTAAAATGGTTATATAACTGTAATGCTTTAGGGAAATCTGTATACGTGCTAAAGTCAGGACTCATTACACACTTGAAGTCCTGTAACATGTTGATGTAGGTGTCAGGCTGTGTCCATAATCTTGTGAACTGGTAATCATCAATAAAGAAATGGATTCCATGATCCGCTCTATCCTTACAGCTTTTTGCATAGTTGAATGATATAAATTCACACGGATTGTATGATGTAGGTTCTATCTGTGGTATTCCATATTCGCCAACACCATCAAATAGCATCTTCTGTTGATTTTCGTAGTTCTGTGTACTTCTATACATAGAAAAATCCTCACATTCTACATAGTCTTTATAACTATTGTAGCTTATGAGGAATTTTCCGTTGTACCCATATTTGTATTATTTAGTGTATTCTATAATGTCCCCTGGTTGCATATCTAGTAATTCACATACCGTTGTCAATACGTTAATCCCTATCATGTCTCCTTTTCTCATTTTCTGTATTGCATCTTGACCGATTAGCTTTTCTTTTCTTAATGTGGTTTGCGTGTACCCTTCTTTTTTTAGCATGTCTAGCACATCAATTTTATACGTCATTTTTCCCATTTTAATCACCCAAATAACTTTCTATTCTTTCTGATCTGTTTTTTAATTGGTAGCAGATTTGAATTTTATATTGTTTTTTCTATTTCATTAGTTTCAACTTTTGATTGGTATTCTTTCTGCTCGTTCAGTAACTTGCCTATATTTACATTCTTTCCACGTTTTATTTTTGCTTGATATTCTTTAATCTGCCTATTTTTCTTTCGACAATATTCAGAGCACAAATTAGTTGGTGTGGAACTAGAGAATACACGTCCGCAATATACACAGATTTTCTTTTTCTCTTTTCGGCGTTGCGCTTTTTTAATGTCTTGCCCAGATATCTTGTTATATCCTTCTTTGTGTTTCCGTTGCCACTCTAGTACCGCCTCTCTTTGACACTCATCCGAGCAATATTTTTGCCTTCCGGAATTAACAATATATTCAGATCCGCACCATTCGCATTTATCCACGCTTCCAATTGGCCGAGCAGCTCCGCCTCTTTTCCTTGCTCTTGCGTTTGCTTCTTTTTGCCGAATTTTGCGACATTCTGGGCAATAGGTCGCACGCGGACCACCAAGAAATTCAACTCCGCACAATTTACACGTCCTTGTACGCATAACATTACTTTTTATAGCTTTTGCACAATCATTGCAATAGAATTTATCAGGACCTCCATAAAAGGACTTGCCACATTTAATACAAGCCTTTTCTGTTCTATTCATTTTTCTTTCCGTCCTCCTTTTTTTGTATTCCATTTTTGATTTGATATTCTTCTATCCATTCCTTCCATGTTTCCGGGATTATATCTATATTGTCTTTTAGTATTTGATACGCCCATGAATTCCCCTCATATATCATAAATTGCAGCGTATGTATAATTTTTTGAGACGCTATATAACCAGGCACAGTCGTAGGCATTGAATCCATTTTTCGTGGATTACCAATAAATAATTTTGTTTGATCAGACGGATTTCTTATTCCTTTTGGGTATTTATCTGGGATATGATCCTTTTCTCCTGTTATTCCACATATACCATTTTTATCAAGCGTAGATGTATAGTATTCTGTCCATTTTTTGCTTATCGTGTCTCGATGGCTTAATGTTGCAAATACAACCATCACCTTTTCTTCTTGTATGTTTTCTATTTGCCTTGTCAAATTTTTAATATCGAGCCGGATTGTTTTCCTTTCCAAGTATCTATATACGCTCTTTGCAAGATTATCATCTACGCTTCCTGTATAACTTTGTAATTGTTTCATATATGCTTCGTGTCGTTTTTCATAATTTGGATAATCTCCGCAAATATAACTCATATTATCATGTATTGGATGTGGCGATATTCCATTGGTTCTGCTTTCTGAGTCTATGGTGCATGGGATTGAACATCTTTCGTTTTTGATTATAGTCGCACCTACAAAATTACCATTATCATCTAATAATATTCCTATATCTGGTCTTATTCTTATATGAGATACAGGAATTATATTTTCAATACCTAGCATTTCATGTTGCTTCAGAACTTCTTTCCATATATTTCCATTCATTATTTTTCTCCTCTATATTCTTGCAATCACTTCTGCGTCATTAATAATAATCTCGTCATCGTCATTTCCGTATTCCATTGAGTTTCCACCGATCAAATAATATTTGTTTCCATATGACATTACTCTTTCAAGCATTTCTTCGATATTGCTCTCAGACACTTCAAGCGCACATGTGCCATCAAGTTCTCCACCGTCGTAGAATCCAGCATAAGTTCCTTCTGAAATGTATGGATATAACAACTCTGTACATTCAAAGTCTACGTACTGAGGATCCTGGAAGAGCTGATGCGAGTTATCCATCACTTCACCAATCTGATAATCTCTGCTATCCGCTCTGATTCCAATGTAATCATATTCTGCTTCATTGATTAAATTTCTGATCTCCTCTACTGTCATGGTCGTTCTCCTTTTCATGTGCTCTTCTTTGTTACGACTATATAATACACCATTTTCGGTGTATTGTCAACACTGTTTTCAGTGTTTTTTGATAAAATAAAAGCGAATGATTTCCGCCATCCGCTTTTATTTGTATGTCATTAAATTATCGGTCTTCCAAGTAATGTCATTAATCTGTTGTACTCTTCAATCACCTTTCGTCTGTATCCCTGGAAGTCTTTCCGCTGCATAGGGATGTATTCCCTCTTGCAAATGTTGTCGTATCCAAGTCCTGTTGTCAGATTGATGAAGAGAAAGTTTGCTATCTCCGGCTTTACGTTCTGACAGCTTTGGAGAAGAAGTACTTGCTCATATCCAGTAGCTTTCCGGCAGTAGTCAATTATCTTTTTGCCTTGCTCATGAGTGATGCCATAATCACTCAGATAAGTTTCTCTCACGCTCAATGGTATACACCTCCCACACACGCTTTTATATCTACTCCAATCCTTGTCAGTCATTCGTTTGGATTTTCTTGCAAATACTCGCCTTGTGTCCTTATCAGGTTTCTTGCCTGATATGCTGGACAGTTAAACTCTTCACTCGCCTTCTTGTCCACCGGTCTTTCTGCCATACCGCCATAATGCTTTTGCAGATTTGCTTTAATCTCCGCCTGACTTCTTCTTGTTTCTGTACTTCTTTTCACTGTTCATCACTCCATTAACTCAAATCTGTATTTCTGCTTCACATCTGGATATTTCACATGGTCAACCTCGCTCACGAACATTCCGTAAGGTCTGCTCCAAATAGCTCCATCTTCGCATTCGTAGACTACATAAAATTGCCCTGGCGCTTCCGTATCCCGACTGATATGCAAAACCTTAACTGTATGCCCTTTGAAATGTCTATATGTTTGTCCTGCAATAACATTTCTATCGTTATCTACTGGAACTTTTCTCTTAAAGTATTTCTCACAATCTGCAAGGTCGCAATCAGTATAATTTAAAGGACTTTCATCATCCCATTCTCCGATGTCTGCTTCATCTATATGAAGATGTTGTGTAAATACATCTTCCAACATTTTCAATTCTGCCTCAAAACTATCTTTATCAACATCGCCATTCACATCTACAAAATATCCACTTACCTTAAATATCTTTGCCATTGTTATTTATCTCCTTTCGCTTTCTCCAATAATTCCGGGTTGTCAAATACGTTGCCGACAACTTCCATCTCATTTAACTTGATGTACGTGTCCGTAAGTGGCATCGAATAACAGAACGGCTCGCATTTACTTAATTCATCCGTTGGAATCACTTCATAATGCCATCCAATTACACTGTCTATTGCTTCTTCGCTTTCCACTTCTATGACGTTAAACTCTCCGAATACTGCTTTTACAAGATCATCCGGATTACCATGACACATCAAAATGTCGTTTTCCCATATTTCCTCGCCTTTTAAATCAGTCAAATTCGCATATCGGCAAATCGTATTTTCATCAACCAGAAATTCACCCTCGAGACTTTTATCGTAAATATAATCCTTATCACTAAGATAGCCATGCACCCATGTTCTGTCGAGATGCTCATTACCTGAAATTGCATGGATATGTTTCGCTCTGAAAAGTATTTCTCTATTCATAACTGTCAACCACCTCCAACTTTTTCAGATCCTCGATAAGCCACGGTTCGTCATCCGACAATTTGACCATTGGGAAGTCGATGTTGAGCTCACTCAAACAATTATACATACCATCCGTCCACGCACTAATACTCTCGTCCTTCTCAGGTTTGGTCAGCCATACAGAAATTTCACTACCACTTTCCTTGGTCATCCATTTCGCATTTTCTCCAAGATACTCCAAAAACGCTCTATCTCTCTTAGAAATCACTGGACGTTCAACATACTCGGATTCAGCCCATTCTCTTGCTTTTTCTTTGCATCGTTCCGTATTAGAATGAAACAAGCATTCTATACACGGTGTTTCATAACATGATCTAAGTTCCCCTGTTTGTCTGTCAACAGCAATTCTATTACCATCACAAGCAAGTTCCACAATCTCTTTTGTATACCTCTCTTTATTTTTCATCTCTTACCCTCCAAAAGTTTATCTATTGCTTCATGACTCAAATTTTTGATTCTCTTTTTCTTTCCGCATTTACGACATTTCAATAATGCATCTCTACGGAATGTATTTACAAATTCGAAATCATATTCATGTTTGCACAGACACTTGAATTTACAGCCATTTTTTCTCCAGTTACCAACACTTTCCGCACAATATGTTAAAAGTAACGAAAACATATACACAACTACAATAAATCCAATTGCTGCTAAAATTTCTTTTACAACTTCAATCATCTCTTCCACCTCGTTTTACAATCTCTATAGCACACGCCATTCCTCTCGCATAACCTTTTACTTCATCAAATTGCAGCATATTTTCTATTGTACACCTGCGTTTTTCTTCATCAGCAAGTTCTAACTCTTTATTTAGTTGTTCAATGACTTTTTCCACATCAAACGCTGTCGGCTGTTCTCTCAGCATATCTTCAATATCTGGAGCGCAAAACTCGTATCCTCTGCCCAGATACTTTGCAATTTCACCGCTTGTAATCTTGTCCACATCAATTAGTCTCATAATCACTCTTCCTCCTTATCCGGTTTCGGCAACGGCATCCAGGCAACAATTGTTTTTGCCGTGTGTTCATAGATTCCTTGAAAAATTCCATTTCCCCAATATCTCATCTCTGTTACTGTTCCGCTATAAAAGCATACAATTACATCCGTGTTATCCTCCGGCATCTTTTCACTGCATGGAATCCACTGATCAAGCCTGTCCTTTTCCTCAGCATCTTCCATCCTTGCCAGCTTCTCCATAGCTTCTGCCAGCTTATTCTTGTCTTTAATTACTGCTTTCCCACAGTGGTATGTTGTTAATCTCTCTTTCATTCCCTCACCTCTTCCAGCAAGCCATTCACAACCAATTCACACTCAATCTCGGTTGCTGTCCGCTTGTCACTGAATTTACAGTTTGGATTCTTGTGTATCCTTGTATCTTTGATCGGCCATTCAGATTCCGTAAAATGCTTACTGTCCACAAACATCACTCTGTGTCCGTTCTTCACGCAGAGGTAATAGCTCTCTGCGCTTTTCGGAAGTCCTCGGCAAGGCTTGAATCCGAATTTCACAAACTCACTTGCCTTTACTACTGGTTTTAGTCTCATTTCTGTTTCCTCTTTCATACTTGTTACACACTTCCGGATTACAACCACGCTCGTTTCCGGTATGTATGATATAGTCGCAACCACTTCTTGCACCGGAAGCACGGTATTTACAAGTTCTGCACAAATGCCTATCTCCATTGAAGCATTTCTTTTCCCTCTCAGCTTTCTTAAGCTTCCCACCGTATATTCCGACAGTTCCATAATGGATTCCTGTCTCTTCCGAAATCTGCTTATATGTTTTTCCCTCTTTCATCAGCTTTTTGATGATCGCTTTCTTTTCGCTTGGTTCTTTCATTTCTTCCCAACCTTTCAAATTTCATCATCTGCTGGAAACTGAAATAGATATTTGTCTGCAAGTTGATTTCTAACTTCTCCGGTAAAAGTTATTGATACGCCTTCTAAATTATCAGCTGCTTTCTGAATCAAATGCTTATTGATTTCACACTGTGCATACTGTTCTCTGCACATCTCCATAGCCTTCATTGCTTTTTCTTCTGTGGAATATTTGCCTAAAATATAAACTCTATCTCCTTTGCCGAGGTCATTCCCCGGAAACGTTCCAACGATTGTTGCCATATTTTTTGAATATGGGGATATTGCAAGTAATTCATAAGGCGCATCTAACGACCCGCTCTGACTAATGATTCTCATAACTAACTCCACCTTTCACATCCCATGCGCACATATCGCAATCCTCCGGACATACATTTGCCTTTATTGCTCTTTTGCACAACTCGGATTTAAATTTCCTATCATCCTCAATGTCATTGATAAATCCGAGTTTCCTCAAGATTTTATGAATCAGTGATTCTTTCTTCATCTTTAACCTCTTTTTCAACCAACAGTTATAACCGCCGGATTTACAACACCGTCACCGTCATATCCATACTCTTTGTTGTGCCATTTTCTTAGACATTCTCCGTATTCCCAGCATTGAGAAAGAATGCTGACAGCTGCTCCATACATAAATCCTGTGATTCCCTCTTTATCCGCTTCATAGCTCAGCTGCTTTGCATTATCAACAATAACTTTCATTTCATCATCTTCCGATGCTTTTATCTTCTCTTCCATCATTCCAGCCCATCTTTCAGCATATGTAAAACACGCTCTACCGTATGGATCACTGTTTTTTTCATACCAGTCTTTATATTCCTGTTCTTTACCTTTTACAATTTTCATCTTCATTCTCCTTTACATAATCCGGGCATTCTTCCATGTATTCATATTGGTCTAAATCATTACACAGAATATTGCATTCTTCGTGCTTCTTGCATTCCATACAGCATTTCCGGATGCCTATGTCTACGATACATATCCGTTTACATCCCATCTTCGTTCTCCATCCATCAACTCCAGGATGCTTCCGGTTCAGCTTCGACCTCAACATCATCATCGTGCATCTCCATAATATCTGTGATATTGCAGAATGCTCGATCTAACCGCATCATGAAAATGTCAAATTCATCTACGTATCTTAATGAATTGATATCAAGTTCGCTTTTGAATCCTGTGATACGGAATCTATTACTTCTTGATTCATATAAATGGATTTTCTTTGTCAGCTTCTCATCCTCTACACATTTAAAAACTAAATCGCAAAATCTTCCTCCGAACATACTATTTCTTATATCCACGCTTACTCTTACTTCCACATTTTGGTAACTCGGTCCATCGCCTGTGCAGATTTTAAGTTTAGATGTATCAACATTCTTGCTGACATATTCCTTGTATTTCTCGAATACGTCTTTTAAGCTGATTACATCTTTATCCGGCTCTGTCATAAGGCTTTTGAAGTTTCCTAAGATTTCCTTGTTGTCAACTAAATTCGTGCTGTTAATAATTTCTGTGAGAATTGCATCAAGTTTTACCACATAATCATCCAAACTTACTCTTTCGATTGCCGGTGTCATTACTTCTTTTACTTTCTCATCAATAACCTTTCTTGCATCACCATTCCATCCGAACTGTTCTTCGATACTACTTTTCAGTGCTTTGGTCACGGCATCAGATACAAGTTCCTCAACTGTGCCATCATTCAATTTATCTGTTACTGCTTTTGCTATTCTTTCTTCAAATGTACTCATAATTCGTTCCTTTCTCCTTATTCAATCTCTGATATATACCTGTCTACCAATTCACCATTTACGTATTTATTGGTTATTTCGACTCTTATCGAATCCCCCTCTCGGCTATCTGCAAAACTCGGTCCATTCATTCCACCGCTCGCATAATCGGCTTCTTCATAAGTCATGCCATCATATTCAACTTCTATTTCCCACTCCCATCGTGGACAAATAGCGAACCATTTCTGCATATCTATGTAAGTGATGGTTGCATCCACATCTTCGTAGGTATATGTGGTTTCTTCTTGTGGCTCACGATCCTTGTCTGAAACATCATTGGAGCAACCGACCAAGAAAATGCAAATTAGAATTAAGCATAATATTTTCTTCAATTTTTCACCTCTTCTCCTTAAAAAAGCGTAAAAAAATACCAACCACCGAATATTGATGGTTGGTAAGTGAATTATTTAAACAGATGACTAAACTTGTTTGAGTCTTTATACAATGCTGGAAATATATCCTCATATCGTTGTTCTTCCCATAACAGTCTAACAAACGATTCACAAAAATGATAATCCAATTTACGATGATCCACAACATTTAAAACCTGTGATTCATATTCAGAACTTGAAACATCTAAGCCGTTGTCGATTTTGCCCTGTATATCATCTAAAATATCATATAGTTCATCTAATTGGCTTTTTGTAACATTGCAATCATAAATAAACTTTGCAAATTCCGTCCCTTCTCTGAGCAAATCCATTCTAAACTCAATAAAATCTAATCTTTCCTCCATGTTCATATGATTTCCTCCTCGCATTTGACTTGATACAGAAATTATACCATTCCAACCATCAATATTCAATTGTTAAAGTACGATAGCTGCTATTTTAGCTGCTACTTAATCCATTCCGTCATAAAGGTTTTTCTGACAGTTCAACCTGTCCATCATCCAGCTCACGTAACGCCTTAATAATTTTCATCTTTGTTTCTCTACAAGGGAAATATCCGTATTTTGCATATCTCAGCATTCTCTCAAATGTACTCATTGGATATGGGATAATCCCATCTGCCAATAATCTCTTCATATGCAAGTGCTGAAAGAAATTGTCTGTATACATTACACGGTATTCAATATGCGTTTTGATATCCTCGTTAAATGGATCCGGCTCTTCTTCACGCTCTGCGCCTGTTTCATCCTCTATGATTGCTTTATAGTACGCAAATTTCGTAATGCTAAAATCAAACTGGCTTAATATTTCCTCTGGTTTTCCGAAAATCTTTGAACACAATTCAATCCTTACGCCGGTTCTTATATGCTTATACGCCTTTACATTGTCGTTCTCGTAATAGAACGTATACTCTTCACTCCGTTTATCATCACCCTCATATCCGGGAGTCATTGAGTCAAAATACTGAACTGCATCTTCATAATCAGACTCACTCTTGAAGAAGATATCAAGGTCTTTTACATTCTCTTTATTAAAAATGTTTTTGAAACATCCACCACAAATGAATCCTTTGTGCCCTATCATAAATTCATCCAGCCAGTTCAATACCCAAAAATTTTCTCTACCTTCTCTTCTAAACATTTCTTTCACCTTTTTTCAATTGCACCTGTACGGTTATTTCTCTTTATATTTCTTCAAAATCTCTGTAATTGCTTTCATGCGTTCCGCTACTTCCGGGAGATCTTCATCACTGATTGCGCTGATGCGGTCTTTTCTTTTCAATTCACTCAGCTCATATATTCCGTCAGATAAACACTTGAATGATTTAGCTAAATAATTTTCGTTTCCGGCATCACCATCGCACTCATAAAAAATTTCACGTTTGTCATGTTCTCCAAACTTATCCGTAAAAAATTTTGTCCGCTTTGGAGTGATTCTTGTGATTTTTGCCGGAGTAATTAACTGATGCCGGAATGATAAACCCCATCCGTAACTCACTTCTCTTGCAATCCCGACCCAATCTCCAACTTTCAATGTGTCTTTGTCTATCTCTTTTAATTCAATATTCATTCTTCTCACCTACCCTGTATAATCTTCGAACCGTTCACATGCTATAAATGTGTACCTGGAATTTACCCATCTCTGCATTCTTTTCAACTGATCACGTTTCTTCAATTTGTATTTGTCATAAATCATCACATATGGGGCATATCCCAAATCCCTGAGTGTGTATATCCGGTCAAGGTCTTGTTCCAATGTTGTGTTAAATCCGCATAAGACATACACCGTCATCTTCCCTCTGTTCCATCCAGTTAACTTTTGAAACATCTTAAATTTTGGCACTATATTGTCTTTATCCTGGTATCTATCCCATGCAAAATGAATTTGTTTAATCTTCATCTGCTTGATATATTCCACTTTTTCTTTGGTCATGATTCTGATGTCACAGCCTTGTGAGAAATCTATCCACGCCTTGCTATCAATAAGCTGTTGGCTCAGATTTTTCCAGTCCTTGCAAGCGAACATATTTGGATCCAGCAAAACGATATTTTTCTGACCGTTCCAAAACTCAAACAAATCAGCTACCTTACGGCTTTTCTGTCCCTCTTTCTCTTTCACTATGCAGAAATCGCAACCTCTCGGGCATCCCCTTGTCAGAAATCCATAAGCTGTGTCATTGCAAAGTTCAGGATATAGGCTGTAATCTGGATAGATGTGTTCAATTTTGTCCGGCAATGACTTGCCACCAGATGGATATTCATACCCTGTACCGCCTTTGATTATCTTTCCGGCACACACTGGATGAGGATAATCCGGTGTAAAGGTAAATACCTTGCTCATATACACCCTGTCTGGCGGATTCAGCCATGCAGTCAGCGGATCATACCACTCGACTTGATCTCCATTCTTTTTATGCCATGCCGACAACTTCATCAGCGGAAGATTAGGGAAATTATGACCGTCTACGTCAATTAGTGCTATTCTCATTTCTGTCCTTTCATATAACATCCCCACTGGCGAAACAATCCACAATTAAGTCTTTCACTACTGCATACCTCCAATAAAATCAAATATATCCATTTGCCCCATCTGCTCCCATGTTTCTGTACTAATTCCGCACGTTTCTAACGCATCTTTATACTTCACCCCGTTGTTTTCAAGGTTCATGCAGATTTCATAACATTTCGGGTGTGTTACGGACATTCTTTGGAATCTGTTTGGCTCTTCTTCCAGGTGTGCTCCGAATCCACAGAACATACATCCTGTTCGTTGTTCTCCTGTCGTATAATAGTTGCCTTGCTGATCTTGCTTAATATCTCCGTACACAGAGCATATTTCCACATCATTTTCGACCACGTATCTTAATACGTCCTGTCTGTTCCAAAATCCTAACGGCTGTGATTTAATTTTCTTCCCGTCATACACATTACAGCCTGTGCTTGCGTATAGATGCGCTCGCATGAACCCCTCATCCTGTGTTGTTCCGATATATGGTTTTCTGCCGGTGCGCTTTTCGTATTCTTTAAATGGTTTCTTCTTCATAATGTGACAGCACTTCTCTGATGTATCAAATTTTGCGTCCAACAGAAACTTCCATTTTTTTGCCAAAACTCCGAACTTTCCACGCTCGTCTCCGTTCAGCAGATAGTTTCTATACCGATCTGATAAGTTCCCGTGTCGCAACTTATGTATTTTCAATGCCGTTTCTTTCGACACAAGCGGGAATCCGTATTGGTCAACGACCTGTTTAAATGTAATCCTCTTTCCATCCTTTTCTCTCGGATATATCTCTTCAAACTCTCCCGGTGCTTTCCTTGCAAATCTCACGATTTCTGGAAATTCCAAACCTGTATTGGAGAATACAGCCGGGACATCATTTCCTAATATTTTCGGATCATATGTAGTAGCACCGTGCTATCAAGTCCAGCAGAATAGCTTAAATATACTTGCCCCTCCCAGTTGTAATGCCATTCTCTTATACGGGTTTCTGTAAGCCGTAGCTTTGTTTCATATGGCAGATATTTTCTTTGCGAGAACTGCCAGTCATTTAGTTTCAAGTCATCTTCTTGTATATACATCTTCTCGAAAGGAGCCGATATATCTTTGCCCGGCCGGAGCTCCGTACTCCTTTCTGTAATTTATTTATCCTGTTCTTTCATCCATTCAAACGCATCCATTTCGTGCGCCATTCCGAATATTTTCATGCATCGTGTGTGCATCAATCTATGTCCCATGTGCGATAGACTATTACTAATGCAAGCCTTTTCTCCGCAAATAACGCATCTATACATATCCTCTTCTGATTTTCCAATTCTGTATTTGCGAAATATCTCCACGTTCTCTTTGTCTATCTGCTCATAGTCCTTGTGTACTTTAACGTCCATCACTTCACCTCATTCGCAAGCTGGAATCCCATTCTTGCCACATTCTTCAAGTTGTCTTTAATTAATGCTTTGTTTGGACTTCTGTGTGTATCAAGGAATTTCCACAACTCTTGTCTTTCAGTCGGTTCATTTGCAACGTAATCCGCCATGTAATCGTACTCAGCTTTTGCGACTTTCAAGCACTGAATCATGTAATCTATCTTTTCTCCCGTGTTCATGACTACTCCTTTACTACGCATCTGCGCTCGCTGATTGCATAATATTTTCCATCATGCTCTGAACAGTATTTCTTAAGGATTTCTGCCTTTTTCGCATCTATTGATTTGAAATCAGTTCCAACCTTTTCTTCGTGTTTCAAGGTGTGAGTATCAGCTTCGATAATCAGCACACACCACGTAATCTCTGTCTCAATCGGCTTCTTCTCATGCTCTTTCTTCTGCTGTTTGAGGATTTCAAGTACTTTGTCAGGATATTCTGCCCTGAAAGTTCTGCAATCAAAAACACCTTTTTCTTTACCGATTGGACATTTTCCACAAGGCACACTACACATCTCAGCTAGAATTTTGATTGCTTCTTCCGCTGTCAGTTCATCCTCTACTAATCCTTCAAGCATTCCGTCTGTCCACTTATAGTCATCTTCTACAACTTTGTAGTAATCATCATGCACAGATGTAATCGTTACAATCTTTTTCTTTATCATTTTCTCAACTACATATAAACCACCATACAGCACCGTATTTTTTAAATCACTCCTGACTCTTACCTTGTCTCCAACTTTGTATTTCATTTCATACCTCTCTTTCTCAGTTTTTCTGACAGATTCTTTCTCTTCTGTTTCTTCTCTTTCCATCGTCTCAGGTACTCAAGTTGAGCCTGATCCTCTTTCTCTTGTCTGTTCATGGTCTTTATCCCTTGTACAGATTCGGAATCGGCATCCATGCTGTCACCTTGTACAGTGAACAACCGCCATGTCCGTTTGAATATCTGTCCCACTCAAGGTAACCATACTGTCTATCAAGCCAGTGCTTTTCCTCATCCTCATCAAATACCTTGATGTAACATCCAACACTGTATTCTCTGTATCCGCTACCGCTCTTGGATGCGATTGTTGTAAGGACATCACTTTCATCTTCTGGGAGTCTTTCCGTTACCGGAATCCATCTACAGTCCTCATCGGCATCATCAATCTTGCACATCTTCTCGACATACTTTCTGACATTCTCGGTTGCCAGTAGGATTCCTTCATCCTTGCGATCAGGGTTCAGCTCATCCGCTCTTTCTCCCTTTAGTTCTTCCTCAGCTTCATTCAGCCATGAAAGAAACTCTTCTGCATCAATCGTTTTCCCCATCTCTTCTCCTTTCGCTTTTCGCAACATATTCTCCGTAGCTCATACCATGCTGCTTTGCTTCAGCTGCGACTCTTACTAATTCGCTTCGGTACTTCGGTTCTTTTGCGCCTTTTACTTTCTTCGGTTTGGCTTGCTTTCGTTTCATTGCCAGTTCCTTTTTCTGTTCAGGACTCAAGGCTCTGTATCTTGCCTTTCCTCTCTCGCAGCACTGTCTCCGGCTTCTTTCTTCTCCGCAAGCCTTGCTACAACACTTCTTCCGGTTGCCGACTATCTCAAATTCTTTTCCGCAGACTGAGCATACCGCCCAGCCACTTTTTATCTCTGCCATTCTTAATCACCTTCCAAGTAGCTTGCTCTCCAAATCATCCATGTCATACTGTCTTCGCTCAAAGTTGTTATTGTTCTTCGTTAGTTTCTTATCGTGCCGTTCATCATACTTTCCTTCAAGCACCTTCACAAAGTTGTTCGGATTGATGAACCAATCGAAGTTCAGTGAGAACCTTGTATCTGTCTTTCCCTGAAGGAAGTCACTCTGTTTGACCTTATCAACAGCTTGTATCACTTTCTCTTCTCCGAATTGCTCAAGTAAGGCAATCAGTGAAGTGCATCTCTTAGAACCCGGGTTGATGCGGTAAATCATTTTGATTCCGTAAGGCTCTAGCTGGTTCCATGCATCGATGATGGATTGAATGCTATGCTGCTTTATAGATACGTTAGTATCTATATATTCTTTCTTTCTTCCTTTCTTCCCTTCTTCTATTGTTGTCACTTGCTTGTCACTTGCTTGTCGGTTGCTTGTCACTTGCTTGTCACTTTGCGTGTCACTCGATTGATACGAACAATAATTATTTACTGTAAATACGCTGAATTTGTTATATTTTTTGCTTGTCACTTCGCCTGTCAATTCTAGGTGTTTTATTGCTGTTCTTATCTCTCTAACTGAAAGGTTAGTTTCTTCAGATAACTTGGCTAAAGAAGATACGAATGACCCCCTTTTTATCTCAATTCCTAAGAAAAATCCGTCCTTCCAGTTCGCTTTTAAAAGCATGTGTATGAACAATCTGGAAGTGTTTTTGTCTTTGTACCATCCCCACTCGAGGAGTGACCGATTAATCTTTATGTAATCGCCTTTCATATAATTTCATCCAATCTTCCATTGTCATTGTGACCAGCCAATCCTTGTGATTCTTCCGATGCATTACCGTAGGCATTTCGCCCTCTCTTGCATCGTTTATGGACTGTTCCACAGCTTCATAGATGTTAAGCTTCTCTACCCTCTTGCACTCAATATGGATGCCAGGAAGACCGACTACATCCGCATCTCCATTGGATCCACAGAACTGCTGCCCTCTCCGGCAATCATATCCATATCTGTCTTTAAGCAGATTTGCTAACTCTCTTTCTCCCTCTTTCCCTTTTCGGTTTGAGTTCATCTGTGTCTACCTCCATGTTGCAATTCTTGGCTGTTCGCCTTGCTGTTTTTAGTGCCCAGCCGATACTCTTCAACCGGCTTTCTTCTTGTCTGATATACTTCATCAGCATCATTCTTTCTTCTAAGATATTCATGTCTGGAATGAAGTACCCTCTTCCATCTTGCATGTTGAGAATCGGTATATCTCGTCTTGCATAATGGATCATGTCTCTAATTGTTCTATCGTCTATTCCGGTCAGATCAGACAATTCAGCTCTCGTGATTGCTCTGTCATGTCCGGTTCTGATGTAATCTAATATGTCAATATCGTAAGTCTGCATTGTTCTCCTTTCTCTCCCCGGACAAGCCGAGGAGATGAATCATCATGGCTTTTGAAAAGGATTGTGACATGCTGTTCAGTCAGCCATTAGGAGTTCATATATCAACCTTACCCGCAAGGTTAATACCTGTTATAACCAAGACTTTCCGAACACCTCTCTGAACTCTTCTCTGCTGCCTATATGCTCTTCGAAATATCGTTGAGCCATCTGCTTAAGCTCCAAGTCCAGTCCATGATTCGGATTGTCATGTACGCTCCCCTTTTGAAATTCATGGAGATACGGTGCAAGGGGAATCACAAATCCGTATCTCTCAGATATCTTTCTTCTGCTGCCACAAAAGATATGGTGTATGTGTGGATAAGGATATCCAGTGAAGAAGCAGTGGTCCATATCATCAGTGAACACACTTTTCAATCGTTTAGCCAATGTCCACACCATATCTTTCTTTCAGTAATCTCTTTTCATCCGGTGTAGCAATCGCAGCATCCGGCATTCCTACTTCTTTGCAACTTGTAATCAGTCCGTCAATTATTCTTGCCATCTCCGCGCTATCATAAGTATGAGATCCTCTCAGAAGCTTATAGGTCCGATATGTAATCCCATCATTTCCTTCTCTTATCTGGGAAGTTGGTTGTAAGTGATAATCCGTGGCATTCCTGACTTTTCTTTCAGCTTCTTCCGTATCTGGGATTGTCATATATACCGCTTTTCCTTCGAATATCTCTGGCTGACCATACCGGCACAACATTAGATTATGTGCTTCTGGATTTGACAGGCTTATTGCTTTTGCAAACTTACCGAGCAGCACCCAGTAGTAGGCATTCGCATCCAGACTCCTTTTCCTTCTGTATCGCTTGATTTCAAGGCTTAACTTCTCACAGTCTTTCAATTCCTCATATGCCTGTGTAAAGTCTTCCTGTGGCTCAAATAGAATGGTCAGCCGCCGTGTAGCAAAGTCAATAATTGGCTCTTTTAACTTTCCGGTGAACTTCATTTATACACTACAACTCTCCTTCAACTCTTTTACGTGATCAAAAGCATTCTTATACTGGTTAATCGTCAGCGCTTCTATTTTCTGCACTTTATACAATACAAGTACTTTACTTTCATCAATTCCATTTTCAGTAAACAAACTCCGAAGAGAATTAATATGATTTTGATTAATCTTTATATTGCTGCTTGTACTCTTCCCATCTTTCTGATCAGACTCGTCTTGATTCTTCTGCTTTTCATATTCATCAGAATCAGGATCTTTCACATCATCCAAAAGAAACAAGCCATTCAATGCGTATTTTCTTGCATAGCTGGATACCGATCCAGTAATCTGCGCTTCATCCATTCCTTTCTTTTCCTCTGATTCTCTCGCATAAGCAGTTACAGAAATCTCCTCATCTGATTCGCAATCAACCAAAGTTGCTGTGGCTTTTATATACACCTTCCCAACAACTTCCACAATTTCGTCTTTCAGCGTCAGAAAGACCTTTAAATCCTTTTCATATTTCTTGAATTCAGCAAGAATCGTCTCCGCATTTCGATAATAGAATTTACCAAATTTATTATATTGATCTTTGGGGACTTTCATATCCTGCTGCAGTTTGGATAACTTTTCTCCAATCTCCATCAAACATCCTTCCTTTCGAAATAAACACCAAAGCTTGTCATTGCCTGTTCAATATCTTTAAGTTCCTCTTCTGTAGCAACAACGGTGTAAATTACCTTCTTAGACTCTTCACTGCTCAAGAATCTTGCCTGTTCCTCATCTACTTCTTTCAGCTTTTCAACAGTTTCTTTCTCCGCTTTTCTTTTGATTTCCTCTTCTTCGAGGATTCTTCTACGTTCTTCAAGACGGATGCGTTCTCTTTCAGCTTCCAATTCTCTTTCTCTTCTGGCAGCTTCTTCTGCTTCTTTTCTCTTAAGGATCTCTGCTTTCTGAATTTCGTAATCACTAAGATACTTAATTGCTGATGCAAGGTTGTTGTTCTCCATGTAGAAGTTGAGAGCAGTTTCTTCTTTTTCTGATCTCATGGCTTTGATAGCATTGATATCAGCATTTGTAGTTGCAACTCTGCTAGTAAGTTCTTCTCTAATGTCTTTCATTTTTGTGCCGGCATTCGTCCACTTCTTTCCGTAGATACGCTCCAATGGAATGTAATCCTGTAATTCACCCGGTACAATTTCTTCATAAGCAAGCAGGATCTCTTCTTTACGTTCATTGATACGCTTCTCTTCGAATTCTTTTACCTTGTAATCAATTAGTGTGATTGGCTCATCGATTAATGTGATAAGTTCCTTTACCTTAGCTTCGAACTCATCATAAGGCTTCATATATTCTTTCTTTACTTCAATTCTTCTCTCGTTTACTGCTGCTTTTTTCTTTCTCAGCTCTGCGAGGTCTTTCTTCGCATCCTTTTTTGTATCTTCCGTAAACTCTTTACTTTTATATTTCTCAAGCTCCTGTGACACCTGGTTCTTAAATTCATCAAAGTTAGCTGTGATTTCTCCAATGCTCTGCACCACATTAAATTTCAGTTCGTTCATCTTTCATTTCCTCCGCATTGTAATTGTCTGCAAGTCTCTTATGCATCTTATGTTGTGTGATTCCCAATTCATCAAAGGACAGTTCCTCATGCTCCCACACCGATGGTTCTTCGTGCTTGACCGGAAGTCCGATAATTGCTTTCACTGTGTCCAGTTTGATATATCCGTTTTCTTCATTGCTGATGTAAGCTTTGAGCGTTTCCATTCGTGCATCTGTTTTGCACAGCTCTTCAAATTTTGAAACGCTTACTTCAAGTGTTTTTTCTAACAACATTGCTTTCTCCTTTCACAATGGCAGTTCTTGTACTAATTGCAGAACAAGTGTGCTAATTGCAAGAAGTTTTTCGTCAACGTCTCTATCTCCACGCACGTACCGTTCTACGTTTGCGAGAATGTATGCTGATGCTTTCATAATCAAATCTTCGTCTTTGACACCATTCATGTCACAAAACTCTGATGCAAATATTGGAATGATTGCGTTCAGCTTATCCAAAGTTATGGTAAAATTATCTTTTTTCATTGCTTTCTCCTTTTTAAATTGGTATTATTAAGTTGGTTAATTACCTAAGCGCCTGAAGATTTGCCGTCTTTCCCTGGCGCTTATTTTAGTATCCGAAGATGACCCATGTTGCGATACTTAAGAAGATTACCAATCCCATCGCAACTACTGTCATAACAGCAGACTTTTTTTCTTCTCTATCGTCATGCTCAATTCTTCTTGGCTTTCTCTTGATATCAACTATCTGGATTGCTCTTCTTTGGATGTCGATCATATCGATCTGATTCATTTTTTCTACCTTCTTTCTTGTAAGATATACACGGATAACCTCTGCTTCTCTCTATGCAGTATTTCCTTTTTTCTACAATTGCGACAGTTCATATTCTTCTCTGCCTTCCATTTTTCTTACTAACACCATTGCTTCTACCGGATCATATTCAGGCACATACTTTCTTGTTGCACCTTCGAGATGTTTGAAGAACCGGTTGTAATCTGCGTAGACCGCTTTATCGATGTATCTGTCTATAATCGCATCTTTTGGATACCGGCCTAGCTTGATCTGATTCATGATTCCGTACTTCCGATTCTTAACAGTTCCCATTGATTGACCGTAAGCTTCTTTAAAGTAAGATGTCTTTGCGTATCTGTTCACTGGCTTTCGTTCTTCTTTGACAGCTTCAGCAATCAGAGGAAGCAATTCTTGGATACGTTCCAGCTCTGCAACGGCTTGTGCTTTTGTCATCTGCATTTGCCATTTCCTTTCTTACTGCTTCTTTCTTGACTTCTTCTCGGAAATTAGATCATCAACTGTACAGCCCAAAATATCAGATACTTTTTTTATACTTTTTACTGTAGGGCTTACGCTTTTTCCCCATTTGCAAATACTCCCTGTTGATAGTCCTGCTTTTTCTTCAAGCTTATTGATAGAGATTCCACGCTTTTTTGCCATTTTGCAAATATTTTCGTAAATCAAATTTTCACCTCCAATATTATTTTTCGTAAGTTCTGAAAATATCACCAAATTCTATTGACTATCTTCTGAAAATATCCTATAATTCGAATTACCACAAACAAATAAATAGCACATTGACATTCCGATTTATTTTTGCGATTTTTTCAGAACTTATAATTTTATTATACGCGATATATTCAGAATGTCAAGAGGTTTTTGCGATTTTTTCAGAAAGGGATATAAAACTATGAAAGAACGTATTAAAAGCTTGTGTAAGTCACATGGCATATCAATGAACAAGCTAGAAGAAACTCTTGGTTTTGGGAAGGGATATATTAGTAAACTGGGAAGCAGTACACCTAATGCTGCTAAGATAAAACAGATTGCTGATTACTTTAATGTAACGGTCGACTATCTGATGACTGGCGAAGAAAAGAAGGGTGATCCTTATGTAATTACTTCCAAAGACGAAAGAGACATTGCAAGGGATTTAGAGAATCTCCGTGGAAAATTAATGAATGGTGCAGATGGTCCGCTCTCTTACGAGGGTGAACCTATTCCGGAAGAAGACACAGAACTGCTTCTTGGACAGATCGAATTAATGATGCGCCGGTTGAAACCTATCAATAAGGAAAAATACAATCCTAACAAGAACAAGAAGTAGGTGTTGCAATTGAAAGCACATGATGTTAAGCACTTAGTTGCTTATTACGTCAAAAAGTATGATACTAGAAACCCTTTTAGGCTTGCAGAATATCTGAATGTTGAAGTTCAGACCGGTCCGCTTGGATCCCGCGCTGGATGCTATATGTTCCTCAAGAACCATAAGTGCATCTTCCTTAACGAAGATTTAGAGGAACATGAAAGAACTCTTGTCATGGCTCACGAACTTGCTCATTCAATTATGCACCGAAAGGAAAATTGTTATTTCATTAGAAACAAGACTCTTCTGCTGACTTCCAAGATGGAAATTGAAGCGAATACTTTTGCAGCAGAACTGTTGATACCAGATGAACTAATCTATGAGAATCCTGGAATGCCCAGAGAACAAATAGCACGCTTGTCTGGATATAATGAAATGATTATGAAATTTAAAGAACTGTAA